CATGAAAAAAAATTTGATGCATCAGTTACCGTTGCACCGGAAGAATGTGTTGCAGCGGTCGTACCAGAAGCACCTCTTGTTAAACCTGATAGTGTTCCACCACTATTTGATGTATATGTAATTAATTCTGTTCCTATAATAACCGTTCCTGAAGATGGAAATGAAGTTGAACTTGCCATTGTCAATGATGTTACACTTGCATTAATTCCTGATGATAGTGTTGATGTAAACTGACCTGCTTGTTGCCCGCCCCATGATCCAAGGCCCCAACCTGTTGTTGCAACCTCAACTGCTGGTCCTACAGGATAGTAGTGTTGAACACGAATACCACCTGATGTAGATGCTCCTGATCCTGTTTCATTAGATCCAGTATCAATTGTAAGTGTCGTATCTGTTGGTATTGACGTTACCATAAATTTATTGTCGTCAAAATTACTAGAGTTAAAATTAGAATTAGTAATAGATGAAAAATTATCTAGCAATAGAATATCAAATTTATTTATATTATGTGCAGATGAAAAAGTTAATGTTACTGTTGAAGAACCATTAGTCGTAGAAAAAGCTGATGTTAAAGTTGTTGTAGATTTAATTGGGTGTATGTCATAAAATATACCACCAGAATAAACATATAAAATTCTATTTGTACCTAATGCTGCATATTTAATACCAGATGTATTTACAAAATGATGAATAGCAGTGTTTCGACCTGTAATATCAACAGATCCTAGTTGAGACCAACCGCCTATTTTTTCAGGTGAACCATATCTAAAACGAACATTGTCACCACTAACCCATTGGCTTTCACCACCGGTAGATGTAACTTGTTTATTAAATCCAGGTGCAAACTTTACCTTTTGTAACATATAAAAATCCTTAATAATAAGGCAGGAGATGGTGTGGTGGAATCTCCCGCCATATTATTATATACAATATTATTTAGGTATTTTAAAGCCTTTATACCAAGCAGGCAAGCCTAAAAATGGTCTCTTATCGTATAGATTTTCTTTTGCAGTTTTTGATGATGATTTATTGTAGTGTAAAAATACTTGTCCACAGTCCTTACCTGTAAATTCTTCTCGCCAATGTTCTAGTTCACAACCAGAATATATAAGCATGTCTCCAGGGTTAAGGTCAACTTTAATTCCAGCTTGACCTTGTTTACCTGTTGGGTCTAGATAGATTGACCATGGGTCACCACCTAGATTTAATGTTGTTGATATTTCACAAGAATATCTATCTTTGTGTCTTGCAAGAATGTCTCCTTTTTTATAAATTCTAGCATATGCATATGTGGGAGATAGTTTTAATGATGTATGTTTTTCCATAACAGGTTTAACTTGTTCTAACAAAGTTTCCATTGCTATATCACTATAATGTGAATAGGTATTTGGCACTTGTTTATCATTCCACACTCCAAAATATTCTGTAAAAGGTGATATATATTTTTGATCAAATAAAAATCTTGCAACTTTTCTTTTGTTTAAAAAATAATTATACACAAAATTAGCTATCTCTGGTGAGATTGCATTTTTTAAAACAGAATATTTATTTTTTTGGAACACCGATTTTTTTAATGACATTTTTACCTTTCAATTGCATTTTAGATTTTATAAAATTATCTACAAAGTTTGGTTTATTTCTTATAGAATTACTTTCTAACACAGTTTTAATAACAGCTTTTTTCATATCTTTATTTTGCATGACCTAACACACTATTAGGTATTGCCTGACAATTCCAATGTATAAATCTAAATGGCTCATATCCCATGTCTACAATATATTGATGTGGCATGTATGAAGGAAAAAACATAGTTCTTCCTGGTTTAACTTTATAATTAACTTGTGATGATGCATAAGTTATTTTTGTCTTATCTGCTTCTGGTAAAAGATTCATAACATTACCGGGTCTTGGATCTTCAAATAATGGCATTGATGTAGCCTCTGATGCTTTTAAAAAATAAAAACCAGATATATGCCCATTCCAATGTGTATGTAATGTATGATGTCCTCCACCTCTTTTAGCAAACTCTTGCACCCACATTTCTGTAATAAATACTGTATAGTTTGTTAAATCAAATCCCATCTCAACTAATAAATTATGTGCAGTGGCTCCCACATAATTCTGTAACTTTTTAAACTTAGGATCACCTATTAAAGATGTAGAATGAAACACATGGCCCATGTCTCCTTTGTTTCCAAACTTTTTATTTCGTTTATCTATTGTTTCTTTTAAATTTTTCTTTGATGCTTCTATGTAAGAATCAGATGCATTATTTAATTCATTTACAAATCCTGGTTCATCACCATACCATATAGGAGAACTAAATAAATTTTCTCTTAATAATTGTTTAGGAAACATTAATTCTTGTTTTGTTTTTTTACTTTTTTTCTTTTTCATATTTTTCCTTTATTGAAATGGATACCCTAAGTTCCATATTACTAAACTGTTTCTTTCTCCATTTTTAACAGGACATACTCTATGCCATACAAATGAAGGAAACACAACCAATGATCCTTTGGGTAGTATTTCTGTACATTTTCTAACGTTTCTTTTTTTATCTGGATCCATATTTCTAAAATCAAATTCTAGTTCTCCACCTTTATAATCTTTTGGATCTGATAATGTAACTGTTACAGAAAGTTTTCTAATCTTACCATGTGATGGATCATTTATATCTTGTTGAATATAAGGTTCATTCCAACTATCAGAATGCCAATCATAAAATTGGCCTTTTTTATATTTTGTAAATTGACAAGATTCAGACCAAGTCCATTCAAAATTCCAACCTGCATTTGCATTTGCTTGATGAATGTAAGGTTGTATCTCTCTATAAATCCATTTATCATTCATCCAAACAATATCTGAATTTCTTTTCTTTTTCATATCTTTTGTTTGTTTTGCATTTAATTTTTTACTACCGTATCCACCAGTCACTGCCATTTGATCTTGTAGTTGATGACCATAACGAACAATGTCATCACAAATACGTTCTGGTATAGCTGATTTAAAATACCAATAGTAATTTGTTAAATTCATGTTCTTTCTTCTACCACCATAAAAACAATATATCTATTATGCAGAAATTGTCAAAGGATATTAATTTATGCTTGGAATCTATATCTTAAAACTACCACTCCTGATCCAGCGTTACCACCACTAGTTCCAGCTCCACCAGAGCCACCACCTCCACCACCTCTATTATCAGTTCCTGCACTTCCACCAAATGATCCTGCTCTTCCACCATTTCCAGCAGTTCTATTGGAAGGAGATCCACCACCTACACCAACACAACCACAAGTTCCAGCTCCACCGCCACCACCTTGTGCAACATATAATACAGTGCCTGGTGCAACGATAGTAGGAGCAGATCCTGCTCCACCAGCTCCACCTTTAACCGTACAGCCTGTTCCGCCAGCTACTCCAGTTCCAGTGGCACCACCTCCACCACCACCAGCTCCGTTTCCACCACCAGCTCCTCCATTATTTCCTTGAGGAGGTGATACGGGAGGAGTATTACCAGCCCCTCCAGATCCATTTTGTGGAGGTCCGTTACCTCCACCACCAGAACCACCACTTGCTCCAGTTCTATTAGATGTGTTTGATCCACTAGTACCTCCACCTCCACCACCAGCTGCTGTAATACAAAGAGCAACAGAATTACTTCCCGTTCCTCCTCTTGCTTCACTTCCAGATCCACCGCCACTACCACCACCACCGACAGTTACAGAGTGACATCCTATTGTAGCCGTAACAGCACTAACTGGCCCAGTTAAAGGACTTGGACCTGCTGTGTAACATCCAGTAGATGTTCCTGCAGAGGCTCTAAACCCTCCAGCACCACCTCCACCACTAGACAGTGATGGACTACCTTGGTTTCCACCTCCGCCACCACCACCTGCAACAACTAAATAATCTATGTTGTTAAATGTAGGATTAAAAGATAATTGTGAAACTGCAAACGTACCACTTGAATTAAATGTATGAACTTTAAAATTTCCACAAGTGGTTATACATCCACCTGTTGCAACTATAAAATCTGTGCTGTTGGGCCATGTTCCTTGAGACTTGGCTTGAAATTGACTTCTTAAATTCCATACACCACTTGCTTTGTTTAATTCTTTTACTATAACTACACCAGAGCCACCTGCTCCACCGCCACCTCCAGATCCAGAGGTTCCTCCACCACCGCCTCCACCAGTGTTTGTAGTTCCTGCAGATCCTGTAGATGGTGGACCTCCGCCATTTCCTCCACCTCCTGGGCCACCAGTTCCACCAGTTCCACCAGAAGCTTGACATGCACCACCACCTCCACCACCTGCATAAACTCCACAGTTAGGTGTTCCAGGATAAATCGGACTTACATCGGTGCCATTTCCACCATTTGTTCCAGGTGCTCCACCACCTTGAGCTTTTGCTGTTCCTGCTGAACTTGCTCCACCACCACCTGTAGCTCCTTGACAGCTATATGAAGTAATATTGTATGCTCCTCCTGGATTTCCTTGTGGAGGACTTACAGGTGGAGTATTTCCAACTCCCCCAGCATCAGGATCGCATCTTGCTCCTGATCCTCCTCCAGAACCTCCATCATTTCCAGCTCCACCACCTCCACCACCTCCAGCTGAAGTGTATGAAGTTGTTAAAGCTGCTACTGAATTACTTCCGTTTGCACCTGTTCTACTAGGGTTAGTCCCACCAGCACCACCTCCACCAACAGTTACAGGATAAGCTGTACCACCACAAACAGGTATGTTATTTATTTCTCTTAAACCACCAGCTCCACCACCACCTGTGTTATAACCACCACCCGCACCACCAGCAACCACTACAGTTCTTACAAACCTTGTTCCTGGTTGTGTACATACATTTCCTGATGATGTTTTAACAGTAGTCGTACACTTCCCAAAAGAAGTTACGTTTCTTTTACCTATTATACCGCCATTAGTTCTGGCCATTTGAGTCTCCTATTCGGACACCCAAGCTGTGCCATTCCAATTATATTTGGTAGGTGTTTCCGAGTCGTCGTTTGATTTAATTGCTTCCCAACCTGTATTGTTGTCAGCGTTATATTTTGTTTCGTTCCAGGTAATTATGTATCTCCAAACAACTGGATTTGCACCATCATCAATTACTGATGGATATGTAATTGGTGCTTGCCAATCGTCACTTGAATCAAGTGACCAGGATGCGTAAGGTTGTGGTGATAAAAATTTATTTTTTGTTGCATCATATCTCATACCAATACCTGCATATTGTTTTCTAAAATTATTGTTATAAGATGTTTGCTTCCAAGTGCCACCTCCAAAAAAATTAACACACCATGTTTCACCATCAACGTGTTCATCTGATGGTACTTCATCATTTGCAACAACTACAACTCTTTTTACGATCAGATGTGTATCTGATGTAAAACCTGTTGGGTCTGTTTTTGATTCTAATTCTGCAAAATGTGCCATGTTTATTTTCTCCTTAAATTTTTATAGTTTCTTTAGAAACTATTACTCCAATCTCCTTCTTTTACTTTTTCATAAACTTCATTTATATTCCACATTCCAGGTGCAATCAAATGATTTTTTTCTTTTACTAATACTATTCCTGATCCACCTGCTCCACTTCCAGTACCATTTACACCGGTATTAGAAGCAGGAGGAGATCCTTGTTGTGCTCCGCCACCACCACCACCTCCAGTGTTAACTTGTGCGTTACAAGCTGTAGATGAGTTTACGACAGATGATGGTACGCATGGTATACCACCAGTGTTGAAAGCTCCGTCTCCACCACCTCCAGTTCCACCAGCTGATTTACCGTTTGGCCCACCAGTAGGACTAGTTGCTGGAGAATAACTACCTCCAGCTCCACCGCCTCCAACTACATTAGAATCTCCGAAAGGTGCTGATGCTGGAAAAACATCTCCTAAGGCAAGTCCTGCTCCACCAACTCCTCCAGAAGCTCCACCACATCCACCTGCAGCGGATGCTCCACCACCGCCACCGCCACCTCGATTACATCCACCAGAACTTCCAGCTCCACCTGCATTTCCTCTTATTGAATTTGAAAATCCACCATCGGGTTGATTAGATGCCCCTCCATCTCCTTCAGAACATATATTTCCTTGTCCTCCACCACCAGAACCTCCAGCTCCTCCAGGAGTTCCTGATCCACATCCACCGCCACCACCAGTTCCACCTCCAATGGCTGTAAAACATCCCCATACTGAATTACTTCCAGCTGTACCTGATCCTCCACAACCTGACATACTACTTGATTGAGTTAATGAACCTACACCTGCTCCACCTCCTCCTATCGTAACTGATTTATTTCCTTCTGATGGTGAGTATGGAAAATTACGTAAAAATAAAACACCTCCAGCTCCACCACCTCCACCAGCGTTGTTATTTGGAGCGCCTTTAGTAGTCCCACCTCCAGCACCACCAGCTACAATAACAACATCTAATAATTTAGTTCCTGAAGCACATGGTGACCATGTTCCAGGAGATGTAAATTTAGATTCGTTATTGCCCCCAGATGATTTTACAAGAGTAACTTGAGTTCCTATTAATCCACCGCTTTGACCAGCCATAAATTAAATCTCCTACGCGTCGTCTAATTCTTCATACGAAACAAAATAAGTTAAATCACCGTTAGCACTTGCTGTAACTGCTAATATATCTGTTTCATCTAAATAGATTGGGTTTTCTAAAAAACTTAATGTTGCATCTGCTGGAACAGAAATTGTGCTTGCAATAGCAACATAGTTACTGCCGTTATCCACACTAACTTCTATTGTTATGTCTGCTGCATTTGTTCCGTCAATGTTTGCAATAAGTATTGTGTTTATTTTTGCTACTTTATCTGCAGCTACATCAACAGCGGACGCTCTTGAAGTAGTCACTGCTCCTGTTGCATTTTTAGCATTAATTGTTGCTACGTTTACTATATTTGGTGTTGCCATATTATTCTCCTTTTATCCGAATACGATCGCCATTGCAATAGCTTTTCCTACTGATGCAGCACTAGAGTTTGCATCAATATACGTTACTAATCTTGAAGCAGCTACTTTTCTGTTTGTACCACCTGCTCCGTTATCTACTATAAATAAGTCAGCATCTACAATAGCTTCTCCTATATCTGTAGCACCATCAATATCTAAACTAGCTATATCAAAACCACCTGCTGCTGATGCAAGAGTTCCTGCAAATGTAGCATTTGCACCAGAAAAAGTTAAAGCTGTAGTTGTTCCTGATTTAATTATTAAATTTCCACTTGTATTTGTAGCACTACCAAATGTAGTACCACCATCTTTAAAAAATACATCACCACCATCTGCATCTAAATTAATGTCTCCAGATACATCGAATGTTAAATTAGTAGAAGGAGCTGTTATTGTATTACCTACATTAATACCTCCAGTAAATGTTGTTCCGTCAGCATTAAATTTTAATCTATCAGTTAGTGTACCAGCAACCATTACTCTAAGTTGCATTTCTCCATCTTCACTTCCATTAGACACATCTGTCGCTTTTGCAAACATATCAAAGGCAGTAAAAGTATTTCCACCATCATCATCAGCTATAAAACCTATACTACCTAGTAGGTCATTATCTGCAGGTGAACCAGAGTCTCTAACGAGTTGTAATGTAGGCCCTGTATTTGCGTCTGCATCTGTTGATTTTAATGTAAGTGTAGCTGTGTTATCATCTGTCGTAATTGTTGCACCCGCTGAAGATGTAATTGCACCATCCACTTGTAATGTAGAAGCCATATCAACAGCACCATCAATATCTACTACATCTAAATTAGTTGTACCATCAACATCAATGTCTCCTGATATATCTAATGATCCTGCTTGTAATGCACCATCAGTTATAGTTAAATTACCTGTGCTTGATCCTGTAGCTGTAGTTGTACCTAATACAAAAGTG